TTAGCCCAGTCATGACTATCGTTGCGCTAGCGCAACGATAGTCATGACTGGGCCCGACCCATATATGACTAGAAAGCAGATCGCTAGCGATCTGCTTTCTAGTCATATATGGGTTAGGAGTCAGAATGTCATCAGGATTCAAAACACCCAACGATTTGAGGTTGAAGGTACTTATAGACATCTTTTGAGTTAAGGTTAACCAAGTCCCTAGAAAAGTTGAAATCTTATTTCTCAAAAATATGGAAGTAAAAGTAACTGATACAAATATGTATTGCAACAAAGCTATCGCTATGACTGATGCCGTTGAGAACATCTTCTCTAACGGATACAACAGGGAGGAGGAGTATGAGACCATGTACGAAGAAGATGTTCCTCTGTACAACTATGAGGACGAGGACGCCTTCAGCGACGTCAACTACGATTCCGACGACTGCGAGGCCAACCTCAGTAAGAAGAGGTACTTTGAGGATGACGACTCTGAGGATGAGATCTGGGAGGATGAGGAAGAAGACGAGGAGATCTCCAACGCCATCCGCCTGCAGCTGCTTCGCGAAAAGAGCAAGAAGCAGCTCGAAGGCCTGTCCGTCTTGGAGGGCAAATTGAACTGGCTTGAGAAGGTCCCCATCATTGAGACCGATCTCGACGATGATGACTACCCAGTCCTGGGCGCCATCGTCAAGCCTGCTCCCAAGAAGCAGGTGTCCAAGAAGAGCTCCAAGGCCCGCACCCCCAACACCTCCCCCAAGAAGTACGTGCCTGCCATGATCACGGTACGAGTGGGAAACAGGACCTACATCGAGGTTGAGCGCGTCATCTGCAAGACCATCAAGGAAGGCAAAACATGCCCTTACGGAGACAAGTGTGAATTCTCTCACGACTTGCCCAAGCCCAAGATTGACTACTCTGAATTCTCTCACGACTTGCCCAAGCCCAAGATTGACTACTCTACCAGGCTCTGCAACTTCATCAGGAATGGTGAGGAGTGCAAGTTTGAAGGACGCTGCAAGTTCTCTCACGATATCAAGCTCCTGAGGCGCAAACCATCTGGAGACAAGAGGGTCACTGAGCAGAAGACTCCCAAGCCCATGTACAGGAACGGCCTCAAATGTGAGAACCGCAAGTGCACTTTCACCCACCCTCCTGGCCACAAGAAGGCCCCAGCCACTACGGGTGCCGAACGAGTGTCCAACAAGTCACCCGCCACCAGGGTCCGCACACCCAACTCGTCCCCCCGCCAGGCACCTCTTGAGGTTGTCGACAAGAAGTTCCTGCTCTGCAAGAACATGTTCAAGGTTGAGGGAGGAGTCATCAACATCATTGGCAAGTGCAGGTTCAGAGGCGAGTGCAGGTTCGCTCACTCTCGCACTGAGGTGGAGAAGAAGATCAAGGACAACCTGAGTGAGTTCGAGTGCAAGCACAAGGGCTGCAAAGGTGTCGAGATCGAGTTCATCACCAAGAAGGACAAGGACGGGAAGGAGAGAAAGACGAGGCGCTACAAGAACAGCACCACCCGCAAGTGCTTCAAGATCCACGAGAAGGAACGAGTCACCGACTTCATCGTGCGCACCCAGGGCGCTCGCACCTAGGGAACATGACGACAAACCACATTTGGTTTAGTGTCCTTTCCCGGCTTTCAATGTCTTCGACTAACCCTTTCTTTCCCAGTAGTGAGTGATGTGTCTCAACCACACATCACTCACTACTGGGCGGCACTAACTAACCACAAAAACCCAAAAAAAATCTCATCACATTACGATGTGCCGAGATGATATACAACCTAAGTAGTTAGCTTTGAATTGTGGGCCAAATCATGGATACCCAGAATATATGAAGTTTAACGGTAACTATACATGAGAGTAAAGTAAAGATGGGTATCAAAGGCCTCCGAGATTTACTCAAGAAGCAGCTTTCCTCATATGAGGAGAGGGTGCCAATGAAGGACTTCGAGAATAAGAAGATTGTCGTAGACGCGTCACTCTTCATCTGTATGTACAAAGCCGCGCGCAAGGAGATGTACGAAGAAGCGTTCATGACGCTTTTTACTGCCCTGCTCGAACACAACATCCATCCGACGTTCGTATTTGACGGCAAGTCCCCAAAAGAGAAAAGTAATGAGAAGAAAAAGCGTGCCGAAAAGAAGGACAGTGTGATAGCTCGCATCAAGAAACTTGAGAGCGACCTTGAAGAGTACAACAACTCAAAAGAGATCAGCCAAGATCTGCAAGACATAAGCGAAAAGGTACGCACAACTCAAATCATCCGTAAAAATGCGTCTGTAGAGTTCTCTGCCTCAAAAGTCAAACAATACATTAAGAAACTGCGCGGAAACATCCTCCACATCACAGACGCAGACTTTAAGAATGTACAAGAGCTGTTAACCATGTTTGGGATTCCGTATATCACGGCACCAGGCGAGGCCGAGATTTTGTGTGCCGAACTCGTCAAAAGCGGAGTCGCAGACGCGGTGATGACAAAGGACACTGACGTGCTCGCGTGCTGCGCCCCTATCATGTTGTACGACGTGGACCTTGGAACAAAGGAATTCACACAAATCAGGATAGAGACCATCCTGTCTGGATTAGAGTTGGATGAGGCGAGTTGGTTAGATCTGTGCATCATGTGCGGCACAGACTTCAACGACAATATACCTCGTATCGGCCCGGTCACATCACTCAACTACATCAAGAAATACAAGAACATAGAAACAATTGGTGAGTCTGTAACCAAGGTGGACAAACAAACTAAGCAAAAAGTCAAACTCGACATATCTGTGTTGGCTCATGAGAAGACGCGAGAGCTCTTCAGATGCAATGATGTGCCTGAGAAGCTAGAACCTACAACGAAACCAGATCTTGAGAAGATAGAAGAACGCGTCTCTGACAAGCGCCTCAAAATCTCGATCACCACCATCAGGCGCAGGCTGGGTATCGATATATTTGAATTTAGCGAATGAGGAATCCACATGTCTCTAGTGTATATTTCCAATTAGTATGTATTCGTAACCCTACGGGGTTATGAATCCATTAGTTTGAGTAGACCCATCTGTGTTGCGTTCCCATATCGTCAAGGTATTTAGCCGTTATCCACCCTGCGATGATGCCGACTGTATCTCCTACACTATTCAGACGCGAGTCCGGCACCTCTTTGCCGCCAGGCCAGAACCACGAGAGGTAGTTATTAATGAAGTGGATCCCCTCGGTGGTATTCTCTACAAATTCGAAGATGACATGAAGGATGATAGTCCATGCCAGACTGAAGCCAATGAAATACATGACAGCACCTACTGAAAAGTGGAGGAACGTGTATTGATCGAAGAGGTTCTGCCCCATTTGTATTACCTTTTACAATAGTTGATCTGATTACTTGAAAAAATCTCTTGTATGTAGAAGGTATTAGGTAAAACATGGAAACAAAGAATGGACCTGGAAGGCCTGCATATTGCACTGCTAATGGTGTGTTCAAATATGACCATCCATTCAATACAATACCCCTCAATGATTGGGTCCAAACCGTAAACACTCACATGTCTTCTATTTATGGTTGGAAAACCTCATCTCTCCAACCCGGTGCATTCGGCTACGACAACATGTGTATGTCCATTGGTCGTCTTTTTCAGAACCTCACCTTTGATATAGAAATAGCCTCAGACATTGTTCATGAAGCATGTATTGAGAACTACACCTACTGGGTTACCAATAAACCTTGGAATGGCTCCGCCACGCACGCAAAGGGTGTGTACAGAAAGCCAAAAAACACACTCGGAGATGAGCGACGCAAGAGGTGTGCCGCCACCAAGTACGCGGATCTCCCTGATGACGAGAAAGAAAAGGATCGTGTCATCGCTCGATTCATCATAAATAACCACCTAGACTACCAACAGTTTGTCAGATCGTTCACTCCTCGGAATCTTGAGGAGCTTGAGGACAGAACCCTAATCTTCCCATCATCGTCAGACCCCCTCACCATTCAGCCCACCATAGTCGTTAATGATTTGGAAAAAAATATACTCAAAAAAACCATAGACTCTTATAAAACCTCGACCAACAATGCTCCCATCTACGACTTTACCGAGCAGAGTGAAGGAGCTTCGAGCGTGGGGGCGCTTTGCGCCAAAGCTGGCAGAGCCGTGACTGCTAAGAGACCCAGGCTCTATTTGGGTCCAACATCACAAGTTGCCCTCACAACCACGTTCCGCGGTAAACTGGCGGGATCTCGCGGCGTCGTCATCTCCATAGACGATGTAGATGGAGAGGAACTGCCCTTTGTACGTTTTATGGACGGGGATGAAGTACATGTTAAGTACATACACAATGTGATGCCTCTCATGATGGCAAGCTATATTCCCCTCACAAGCAACATCAAATTTGAACTTGAAATGTGTCTCATAGATGGAAACATAATCAATGTGGACATGATGGGTCAAGCGCTTGAGAAGGCTAGAACATTTGACTGTGTCGAAGTTAGGAACTTACCTTCATGGACTCCTGAAACTGTGCTTGATCTCATCTCAGATCCTGTATGGAAACAAATCTTGAGCGAGGCCTTTGCAACTGAACGCAGGGCTGAATTCCTCGAGACCTTTAGTTCATGGGTGTGGTCTCAGTACGAAACTACCACCGTTTTCCCACCAAAGCACGAGATTTTCGCAGCCCTCAACGCGGCGACATTTGATGATGTGAAGGTGGTCATCATAGGACAGGACCCTTACCACACTCCTAAGAAGGCCCATGGGTTGTCGTTCTCGGTTCTCAATGGAATCCAACCATCGCTGCGTAATATCTACTCTGAACTGCAGAGGACTGGCTTCACAGTGCCTACCAAGTCTGGCAACTTGATGAAGTGGGCGGAACAAGGCGTCCTACTCCTCAATTCCTCGTTGACCGTGTGTTCAGGGAAAGCCAATTCTCATGCGGGTAAGGGGTGGGAGAAAATAACGGATGAGATCATTCAGCAGATTAACTCCAGGAAAGACAACGTCGTCTTCATGTTGTGGGGAGCATTCGCTCAAAAGAAGGCTACATTTATTGACATCAACAGACACTGCATCCTGAAGGCCGTGCACCCCTCTCCTATGGCAACTGGCTATGTAGGATGTAACTGTTTCCGTGATGCAAACAAATACCTCGTTGATAAAGGCCGTTATGAAATAGACTGGAACTTGAAAGATGAATGAAATGTATACGCTTCGTAAACTACCTACCTTATTCGTGCCAAAGTTAGTATGTATTAACCAAAGTATTTTGTAGCTGTGATAGCGCTGATATTTAGCGTCTTAGGTTATTTATAACCCCGGAAGGTTATAAAAACATGAGTAATAGGCGTAGTTCCTGAGATCCGGAAAGGTGACTATCAGATACATCTACTACTCTGATCGCATGCTACTCAGACCAAAGAGAACCAGAAGAATTTGCGTCAAGAGTGACGTGCGCGATGTGATTCACATGGTTCGTGACGCGAAGCTGAAGATGTTTGAGTGAGATGTGATCTTCAATGTGTCCATTACATCATGATGTAATAGAATAGTTAGGATGACTTAGATCTTAGACTACATAGAGTAGGAATAGAATGACGATAATGGCAATCAACAGGTAGATGGGCACGCTGCTGGGTTGCGTGAGGTCTATAAAGTCCTCCCTCAGGTCTTCGTCGTAAGGCATGACGCGGAGTGTGTAATTACTGATATTGCTCCGGGTGCTATTGTGGTCTTCGTATCCCTCGATAGTACTTCTCACACTGTAGGGATTGTAACCGTAATTGCCATAAATCCCCAGTGTCGGGTTCTGACCTCTACGGCTATCGTATGCATACCTATTACTGTACACCATTTTTTACGAATCAATATTTTTATGATGAACAACCCATTGTCTCAGGGAATGATGGTTGTAATGAGTTAAGTATACTTGGTCTTCTCAAAACGATGAGTATCTTACCCACACCACCACATTCCCCACCAAGATCATTCCTTCCTCCCCGTTCAAACCTACCTCAGGCGAAAGGTCGTAAACGTAAGATTAGCGGCAATTCCCAATGGAGTCCCCGTCCCCTCAAAATTACTCGCTATGACCTCAGTGGAACTACGGAATCAATCATACAAGACAGGGTTCAAGCGTATCTACAATCACCTCAACCCATTTCCATATGATAGCTTTATTTTTGGAAGTGCATGACTCCCACAACAGGTCCACGTCCATTTCAAGAGACGTCCCTTTCATGATTCGGTGGTTATGTGTAATCACCATTCCTCTCACACATTCTTGTGATAGGAAGTCAATTGCCATGGCGTATAGGTCATCCTCGTCTAATCTATTCTTGACCTGATGATGGTAATGGATGAGGCGTCTGTATACTATCTTGTTTTTATCCTCAAATAGGACCAAAAGTTCATCAATGAACTCTAATAGTTTAGTTTTGAATACATGCATTTTGAGGATACTGGGATGTTTATAACCCTTCAGAACCTATCTGCTATCGTGTAAGTATTTTCCCGAAAGCCACGGTCTTATTATCAGACCTCAGCACAATCCTTCCAAATCTCTCAAAATCGGTAAACCTCTCCACGCATACTGGTCTAGCAAACACCATCCTGACGATTATAACCTCATCGGGTCTTACGAATCTAGGTTTCTTGCGCGCTATACACCCCGTTTTCTTGTCTAGTGTGCATACGATATCAGCCAGAGTAGCCTCCTCAACGCATGTATGAATGTGGCACATTGCCTTGTACCCAGCACACACAATACCCCTCTGTGATGGGGTAAAGACCAACTGAGCCGTAACCTCTGTAGCCCCTCCAAACCCTTCATCGCACACTACCATCCCTTGAGCAACTCGTGCGTCATCTACACCTTTGAGCTTCATTTTCACGAGTTGCCCTGCCTCCGCTCGGTTGACGTCTTCTCCGTGACATGAAAGTGTATCTATGGTGGCTTCAAATCGTCCAGGCTCAATCAGAACATGTTGCCTCCGTGTACACGTACCGGACTCTATCTTACCCAAAACCACCAAACCCGTGTCTTTGTACTTGCCCACAATGGGTAACCTAAGACGACAATCAGTGCGTCTATCTATCTCAGAAAGTGTATCCAACAACTCAAAGAAGGTAGGACCGCTATACCACGAACAAGTTTTCTTTCTGATGTTGGCACCTGTGATACCAGAACATGGTATGAATGATACATTTCTATAACCTATCTTTTTGAGCCACATAGAAATAGCCTCCTTACACTGATGGAATCTATCCTGCCTCCAGTTGACGGTGTGGTCGTCCATCTTATTCACCAACACAACCAAGTGTTTAATACCCATCATCCTGGCTAATGAGGCGTGTTCCTTCGTTTGGCCATTTTTTTCAAATCCTGTTTCAAACTCGCCTCTGCGTGCAGACACAACGAGAACGGCAATGTCTGCCTGAGCAGTACCACTAATCATGTTAGGTACGAAACCTCTGTGTCCAGGGGCATGAATGAGAGTGAAGTGCTTGGTCACGTCTCCATCGCCAATCGTGAAGTGTGCAGTTCCCACCTCCACCGTCTTACCCCGTCTCCTCTCTTCCTCATTGGTGTCCAGAGAGTACCGAAGGTCGTCATCGTTTGTTTTGAGGTCGATAGGTCCTGTCTGCCGAATGATCTGCCCGCCTATCGTGGACTTACCAGCGTCCACATGTCCAATGAATACCAAACAGTAATACATTTTTAGGTCACCAAAGCAGATCATAAAGCTATCATCTAATGGTTCAATCGAACTTCTGAATATTTGAATTATAGGGCACCTTGGCAACAATAAAGGTAAGTATCAAGATGACAACTCCTCAGATTTGCTGTGTTGACGGGAACATCGGTGCTGGAAAGAGCACCATCCTGAATAAACTCAAAGATGAGGGTTACTTGGTGTTTGAGGAAGACTTGAGTAACTGGGGCACCCTGCTGGACTGCTTCTATCAGGACCCCAAGCGTTGGATGTGCGCGCTACAGATCAAGATCCTCGCCTCTATGCGTTCCCAATACGACCGTATGTGCGCCCATAGAGGCGACCGTTACGTCTTCGTGGAGCGTTCCCCTATCTCATCAATGATCTTCGTCGAGAACGGGGTCAACAACGGCTTCCTCACTAAGAACGAGGAAACCCTTATTCACGACATCTATGACCGTCTCGTTTGGAAGCCGGATCTCAGCTTCTACATCAACACAGACGTGGACACGTGCTTCGAGCGCATGCGCGCCAGGAACCGTGAGTGCGAGCGAGACGTCGATAAGACTTACCTACAATTCCTTCATGAGGGGTACATCAAGACGTATGAACGTGAAGACATGAGGGATAGCTCGTATATCATTGACGGCCTTCCTCCCGCCGATAGGGTAGTGAGGCAGATCCTCGATAATTTGAATGATGATATAGATGAACAGCCCAACCGATAACATATAGATTGAATTTAGCTTCCAAAAATAAGTAGGTTAGGTAAAACATGGATCGCGGAAACCAGAGCGGGTCGAACAAGGGCTCAAACAGTGGGTCGACAAAGCCAATCCAGTCGTCTCAAGTGTCATCAACCACGACGACTACTCAAGACAAGCATCCTATCTTGTCGGCTGCTCTGCGAGGAGTACGTAAGTATAATTAACCCAGTCATGACTGGGCCCGACCCATATATGACTAGAAAGCAGATCGCTAGCGATCTGCTTTCTAGTCATATATGGGTCAAACTTCTGTCTCGAATTCGTAACCCTACGGGGTTATGAATGTAACAACCAACTACTGATCATCTTCCTCATTCACGGTGTCTAATTTATCGCCACAGATACCCGTCGATCTTTGATCGGTGATCAGGGGATCGTTCATGTATTTCATGAAACCCTCCGGGTCGTGATCGTCAGGGATGTGGGCTGCCTTACGGCCAGCCATATACTTCTCCATATACTTTTTCTCAAACTCAGGGTTACGGCTCTTCATGTCGACCAACCACTCTACAACCTTCTTCTCGTTCTCAACACACTCAGCGTGTTTCTTGACGTGCTGCTCGATCGAATACCTGAGATGGGCCAGTTTCACGCGTTGGGCGATGTAGTTGTCTTCATCGTCAGCGTTGGGATCCTTCTCGGCGTTGCGCATCAGCTCCTCTTCACGTCTCTTGATGTCTTCCATCTCCTTCTGATCCTTCTGACGTTGCTTGCGCACGTTCTGAGCAATGGTGTGCTCCGTCTGCTGCTGGAGATCGATCTCATTAACCTCTTCAGACATCCCCTCTGTCACCAGAGGAAACGGCACGCCCACGATGCACGTGAACACAGAGTTGGTGGAGTCGACGTCCCTCACGATCTCTTCAGCGCGCGTCTCTGCCTCCTGCTGCGTCACGTAAGCGCCTCTGATCTTACCAACTCCTTTCACCAACTGAGGACGGCCCTTCAATTCAGCAAGTCGTTTCTTGTGATGAGGCTTCAAACTACCATTGATCTCATCAAGGAACTTGATCATATCCACATCTGGGTGATCAATATATGAGAAAAGGGCGAATTTAGGCTCACCTGCTCTAGGGGGATCCACGAAACGCCTGTTGACGCGCGGGAAATCATTCACATCTCTAACCAATTCATCCTTGGCCACCTGGACCTCCTCATTTGAAAGAGATGGCTCATTGGTGGGATGGGTGGGGCGAAATGTCTTTTGGGTACTCATTTTTGATACACAAAGATAATGCATAACCCTGTTCACAACCAGATACATGAAATTTGAGCTTTAACCCATATATGACTAGAAAGCAGATCGCTAGCGATCTGCTTTCTAGTCATATATGGGTCGGGCCCAGTCATGACTATCGTTGCGCTAGCGCAACGATAGTCATGAATGGGTTAGAGTCCATTTTTATATGACAAGATTAGCATCATATAAAGGAGGTATAGTGCCAAGGCGCAAATATGCTGTATAAACGAGTAGTAAATTGTTGATCTTACGATCGTCACTCAATATGGTTATTTTACATCTTTTACCTACTCAGACTAGCTCCAGAAACTTAAATTCAACTTATTTACCTCAATCACTTATTAGAATTCATCTTTTGAGGTGTTACGAACGTGGTCTTCAACTTGGACAAATGTTCGCCATTCAAATCGTCAAACATCTGCTTCATGTTATTCTCGAATGTTTTGAGATAGGGCTCATGCATGATGGGGAAATCGTAGTAAACGATATGGTTAAAGAAATCATAATCAGTGGGAATCAAGGGGGACTTATGCACGAGGACCATCATCAAGAACTTATGAAACATGGTGTGGTTACTGATGAAGGAAATATTGTTCATCATATTCATGAACGCGTCGTAGTGATTGTTGTGGGACGCCATCCAGAATCCTGCCTTGAAGGTGTTGGTTCCATAGTACTCATGGTAGAACGTCCTGAAAATCTTGATCATATACGCGGTCATGGTAGAGATCATGTTATCAGTAAGCACCCAAAGTGTGTTGTCCAGCACCCACAACCTGGCGCCATCTGGGTTGATACTCTTCAGGTTGTAGAACGACCAAGGGGTGCTCTGTTTTCCACCGATGTTAAGGTAACCTATTGAGTTGTTGCGATAGGGTCCGACCAACCCTTTCTCAATAACTTCGTCCACGGGGACGCACACGAGTGACGGTATGCAGCAGTGCCTCACTATGTCGTCGAAGTTGAAGGGCTTCAATTCAGGAGGTTTCATGTAACACCTCATTTCAATCTCCCGCGACAGCCTCGTTGAATCATCAGGCATCAGAGGCCCTTTGGTTTGGGTGAGACACCCCTTATACAGAGACAGCCTCACATCATTAACAGACAGGTGACCAAGGATACGGACATGGGCCTTACCAGCCTTCCTGAGCATAACGATGTGCTCATTCAAGATCTTCTTATACTCACATATATCGACCACGCCTAATAGAGCATTCCTTACTATGGATAGAGTTGTCCACAATTCGTCATCATCCTCACCGTTTTCACATAATTCCTCAAGAAGTACATCAATGGTTTCAACACATGCTGTCTTAAGGTTGTCAATCGTGTTTGTTTCGAGGTTTACACAGATATGGCTGTTGATGTTGTTCATCTCTTGTTTGATGAGTGACATGGTAATGGCAGACAGGTGTTGGCACTGCTGTTGAACGTATTGCTGGTGATAGCTAATCTTATCCGCCTCTGTGGTGATGGTGGGCGCGTTCCTGAAGTTCTGAGGGATCTTGGAACGGTCTATCTTGAACTCGTCTTCACCACCTAGGAACATATTTAGAAGGGAACCTGTTGTGTCGGGTTCTTTTCCCTCAAGTATAGACTTTTTCTTAATAAGACCTAGTAGGGTACCAACCTTGATGACGTCCATATCAACGATGTCAACGGGGATGCCAGTGGCTTTTGAGGAGGCTTCACGGCGGGGTCGGTTCTTTTCGTCGTGCTCCTTCTTACGCTTCATCTCTTCGTCGAGCTTGCGCAGCTTCTCTTTCTGCTCAGCAGTTAGTTTCAAAGACATCTTTTTAGGAACTGACAAGGATGTTTAGATCGGATCCGGTGTTATGATCCGCGCCAACCCAACAGACGAATACAATCTATCTCTATACTAAAAAATGAATGTTTGTGATCAATGGAAACTAAACAAGTCCATCAATCCAAGGACTAACCGTAAGATCAAACCTACTGGAAAGGTGTATAAGGATCTTGAGGCAGAATGTTCCAATAAATCCCCCAAACGTAGACGCGCTGGAGGGATCACAGGAAATTTCGACCCATATTCACCAAAGTGCCTCAAGTGGCATACCAACCCATCAGTTAACCCAACCACAGACAGGAAAATCAAGATTGGAGGACCAACCTACCAGAAACTTAAAGAGGAATGCGGTCCTGTACAAGCGGATCCGCCCAATTGTGATGAATGGAGAGCAAACCCCTCCAAGAATCCCAAGACGGGTCGCGCCATCAGCCCACGAGGCAAGATCTATCAATGGTATCAAAAGAACTGTGGAGACGTCGGCAGCACTCCATCAAAGCAGACCTGGTTCACGGAACGCCTGTACAAGGGACTGCGCATCAACAACAGCCTCAGAGCCATCAATGCCGACCAGTGGGACATGTGCATGACGGGCACCAACGCGCCAGCATTCAGGGCGAACTTCTCAAACGTGGCTGAGATAGGCAAAGGGTCATTTGGACAGGTATACAGAGCCACCATCAACACGGGGGGCAACGACGACGAACTCGTAATCAAAGAAGCGTACCTCAGACCTGATGAAAAGAGGATTCTGAAGAAGGCAACAGGTCAGAACCAGAAATGGGAAACAATCCAAAAGAACTCATACCATCGCGAGA